GTTTATAAAAATTGGTATGAAGGTGAAATACCTACACACATGCCTGACCATATAGAAAAAAATATTGTGCTATGGCAGACTTCAAACAGCACACCTTTACAAATAAAAAAATTAAATAGTTTATTTGCAACCGGAACAGATTTTCATATTTTAATTATGAATGTAGAGGCCTTTTCCTACCCAAAGGCCACCACTTTTGCTACTAAATTTTTAAATTCACATAAAACTATGGTAGCTATAGATGAGTCTACCACGATAAAAACACCAACAGCTAATAGAACAAAAAATATTTTAAAATTAAAAACTCTTTGTAAGTATAGAAGAATATTAACAGGTTCACCTATTACAAATTCACCATTAGATTTATGGAGTCAGGCTCAGTTTCTTGATGCATGGCTCTTGGGATTTGATTCTTATTGGGCATACCGTGCACATTATTGTGTTATGAAAACTATGAATTTAGGCTCTAGAACTGTGAGTGTTCCTGTGGGACCTAATAGAAGAAATATACCAGAGTTGGAGGAAAAGATAAAAAAATTTAGTGAACGTGTTTTAAAAGATGATTGTTTAGATTTACCTAAAACAACTTATGTTACTAGAGAAATAGAACTTACTGGAGTGCAAAGAAAACTTTACGAAGAAATGCGAAGGTACGCTATTTCAGAACTTGAAGGTAAAGTCTGCTCTACTTCAACAGTTATGGTACAATTATTACGACTGCATCAAATATCTTGCGGTTATCATGCAACAGATGATGGTAAATCACAACAGCTGCCTTGCAATAGGTTAACAGAACTCATGGATATTATTTGGGAATTATCAGGTAAAGCTGTTATCTGGTCGTATTATCAAAAAGATGTTGAAAGAATTATTGAGGAAATAAAAAAAACTCATGGTGAAGATTCTGTGGTTGATTATTATGGGCTTACACCTCAGGAAGATAGACAAAACAATATAAAAAAATTTCAAGAAAATCCTAAGTGTAGATTCTTTGTAGGAACCACACAAACTGGCGGATATGGAATTACTTTAACAGCTGCATCAACTATGATTTATTATTCTAATGGTTATGATCTAGAAAAAAGATTACAATCAGAAGCAAGAATAGATCGTATAGGTCAGGAGAAACCCATGACTTATATTGATCTAGTTGCAGGTGATACAATAGACATTAAAGTACAAAAAGCTCTTCGTGATAAAATGAATATTGCAAGTGAAGTTATGGGTGAAGAATTAAAAGCTTGGATTTGATGCAACTATAAGTTGTGTGTATTTTTGCAACACTTTAAAAAAAAATTACACTTAATGTAAAAAGTGATTGACCAATATCTAGTGGGTGTGGATAAGTAACACTACATATTGTGTCAAGAAATTTATTTAAATTTTTTTCTTGTAATTAAAATTTATTTATCCTATACTTTCCCATAATAAAAATGTGAGGTAAAATATGAAACTATACTATATAAAATGTGATGATTTTATTTGTGATGTCACAGATAGATATGATCACGCACAACAACTTATAAAAGAATATCAAAAGGATGATGGAGTAAGTAAATACAAACTCCAATATTCTGCAGGTAGTTCTGAAATTGTTGTTACGTGGTTTAATAAAGATAGAATGAAAAAGTTTTTAAATCTAACAAAGGAGGCTGCTTAATGAAAAAACATGGCTTTTATCCTGGCTGTTTTAGTAAGCAAGGTTATTTGTTTAAAACTCCTAAAGAGATTATGTTTAGAGGCTCTGAATATTCTTACCCTAAAAAATCTTTTGTAAAAGTAAATCTGTTTAAACAAAATTGTTTTACTAAACTTTCAAGATCGATGGGTGGTGGCAAACTAGTAGATGGTTCTCGATTCCGTTCTTGGGGTATTATTAATCATTTCATTGAAGAAGATAATCCAGGGGTTTACGTTTTTTATAAAAGTGCAGCTAACACTGCACAAGAAAATAATAATAACAAGAAAGATAAAAAGGAGAAAAAATGAGTATAATAAAACCAAGTCCTGAGTCATTAAAAATTGCAGATGAAATAATAAATTATGTGACTAAAGGAAAAAAAACTTTAACAATTGATAAATTAAAAAGTTCTAAAATTTTTCCTAAAGCAGAAATGATTTATTATACAATTAAAATGATTTCAGAATCAGATTTAAAAAGTTTAGAGTATCTTAAATCTGCAATTGATGAGAGAATAAAAATAATTACTTCTAAATAAACTAACCAAGGCGGCCAGAAATGGTCGCCTTAAAAC